AACTAATGCTAAATACTACATAATTAAGAGAAATATTTTCATGGCGTTTAAAAAGAAATTTATTAACAAGAGTGGGGTATCCTCACCAATTTCGGGTGCTAATAGCAATGCTGGTGCATGGAACGGGTCTCCTGGTCAAAACGGTATGCCAACCGGTGGATGGGATAATGATGATTTTGGGTATAAAAATTACATGTCACGATTGCCGGAAGTATATACTGGTCATCCAAACAGAATTGAAAGATATAACCAGTATGAAATGATGGACATTGATGCAGAAATTTGCGCCTGTTTAGATATTCTTGCAGAATTTTCAACTCAACGAAACCAACACAATAAAACTCCTTTTGAGATTGAATTTAAAGACGAACCAACACCACATGAAGTAGAACTATTAGTCAAGCAGCTACAACAATGGTGTAAGTTAAACGAATTTGATGTTCGTATGTTTAAAATTTTCAGAAACGTTGTCAAGTACGGAGACCAAGTATTTGTGAGAGACCCGGAAACATTCAAACTGTTTTGGGTTGACATGGTTAAGGTCATCAAGGTAATTGTTAACGAATCAGAAGGTAAGAAGCCGGAACAATATGTCATCAAGGACATCAATATTAACTTACAGAACCTTAGTGTTGCACAGAAGACAAATACTGACTTTGCAGCTAATCCAGCAACTGGACTAGGTGGTAGTGGCGGTGGCACCAACACTCCATATACTGTTCCGGCAATGCCTTATAATACCTCCGGTTCAAGATTTACTCTTGGTCAGTCTGAATCTGCAATTGACTCAAAACATGTGGTACATTTGTCATTGACTGAAGGACTTGATCGCTTCTGGCCATTCGGACAATCTATTCTTGAAAATATTTTTAAAGTTTACAAACAGAAAGAATTGTTAGAAGATGCGGTTCTGATTTACCGGGTTCAAAGAGCACCAGAACGTAGAGTTTTTAAGATTGACGTTGGTAATATGCCATCACACATGGCAATGGCATTTGTTGATCGTGTCAAAAACGAAATTCACCAAAGACGTATTCCATCATTATACGGTGGACAGTCAGTCGTAGACGCATCGTATAATCCCCTTTCAATGAATGAGGATTATTTCTTCCCTGTTACAGCGGAAGGTCGCGGTTCAACCGTTGATATTCTTCCGGGTGGTCAAAATCTTGGTGAAATTGATGACTTGAAGTACTTCAATAATCGTCTTGCTCGTGGTCTTCGCGTCCCAAGCTCTTATCTACCAACAGGTCCCGATGATAATACAACTCCAATGAATGACGGGCGCGTTGGTACGGCTATGATTCAGGAATTCAGATTCAATCAATACTGTGAACGTCTGCAAAACTATATTTGTTTGAAACTGGATGAAGAATTTAAACTATTCCTTCGTTGGCGTGGATTTAATATTGACACTGGACTGTTTAGTTTAAAGTTCAATGCACCACAAAACTTTGCATCATATCGTCAAGCAGAAATGGATTCAGCAAGAGTTTCAACTTTTGCAACTATGGAAGCTTTCCCGTATATGTCCAAAAGATTTGCGCTTGAACGTTTCTTAGGTTTAACCGAAGAAGAAATCAAGAAGAACGAAAAGCTTTGGAATGAAGAAAATGAAGATGACATGCTCAATGAACCACAGGGTTCTGATTTGAGAAACATTGGTATTTCGGTAGGTGATTTTGAGTCCGATTCAAATACTGCTGATCAGATTGGACAAGCCGAAGAAATGGGTAATGACGCTGACATGGGAGTGACAGGCCCAGTGGCATCTGATGTTGGTGCGACAGCGGCAGCAGGCGGTGGTGCAGCCGCAGGGCCATTAGGTAATTCGTGATAATGGATAAATAAATTTATGATATTAACTGAATTATATGATCCACCGATTCAAGGTTTACAGGATGTCAATGCTGACAATTCAAAACCTGTGTGGAGAACTTCCCGTAAAACCAAGTTAACTTTAAAACAAATTCGTAAACTAAGACGTATGTTAGACCTTAGAAATTACGAAAAGAAAAAGCATTTAGATAAAGTTCGTAAACAGTACGGGGCAAACGCCGCTCCTGCTGGAGGCGCTCCGCCAGCAGCAATTGCATAATTTAAATCAAATTTAAATAGCAAAAACTCAAAAACGCAAAAAAGTAGGACTTAATTCCTACTTTTTTTGTATATGTTGTAAATACATTACAACAAAGCCATTTCTATCAGGAGAAAAATTAATGGACATTAGAAAATATGAAAGGTTGATTAATTTAGTAATCAACGAAGACAACGAAGCGGCAAACGCTTTATTTCATGATATCATTGTTGAAAAATCACGTGAAATTTTTGAATCAATCATGGCAGATGAAGACATGATGGATGAAGATATGATGGACGAAGGCATGGGCGGAAAAGTTGGCGACATGCTTGATGAAATTAATGCAGAAGAATCTGGCGTCATGGAAGAAGAAGACGATGACATTGAATTTGACAGCGAAGAAGAATTCAGTGACGACGACGAAGACTTTGGTGGCGATGATTTCGGCGGCGAAGACTTTGGTGACGATGAAAACAGCATGGAACATGAAGAAATTGAAGACGCTGTAATCCGCATTGAAGATAAGCTTGATCAGTTGATGGCTGAATTTGAAGAAATCATGGGCAAAGACGAAGGCATGGACAATGACTTCGGTGGCGAAGAAGACATGGATGACGAAGAAGCTTTCGGTGGAGAAGATGAAGAAGAAGCAATGATGGAAAACGTCCAGCTTCATAAAGTCCCAGTAACACATGGTGACAACGGACAGAATACCAAATCTACTGTAGCATTTAATTCAGGTCAGGCTGGTATGGACAGCAAGCCAGTTAAGTTTTCTGGTAATGCAGAATCAGTACCAACAAATCCTAGAAAGCCAAGTGACTACTTGACCAAGGGCGAAGGTAATCTTCCAGGCGCAGGTAACTTCAAGAATGTACCCGGCAAGAATAACTTCAAAGAAAAGGGCGACTCAGCACCAAAGCCAAAGCATGGTGATGATGGCTCAAATACCCGCAGTCCAGTAGCGGAATCGCGTAGACGCGTTCCTACACGTAGACCGCTTAAGTAAGGAATCTGAGAACAGATGGCTTTGTATCTTAGAGAGAATCTGACATTTGACCGCGCTAATATCGTGGTAGAATCAGTGTCAGAAGGTGATGACAAACTGAAGTCCCTCTACATGAAGGGAATTTTTATACAAGGAGGAGTAAAGAACGCAAATGAGCGTATTTACCCCGTCAATGAAATTGAAAATGCAGTTCATACTCTCAATAAACAGATTAACGAAGGCTACTCCGTTCTAGGCGAAGTCGATCACCCAGATGATTTAAAAATCAATCTAGATCGTGTATCTCATATGATTACTCATATGTGGATGGACGGACCAAATGGGTTCGGCAAACTAAAAATTCTCCCAACTCCAATGGGCGATCTTGTCAAGAAGATGTTGGAGTCGGGAGTTAAGCTAGGTGTATCAAGTCGTGGATCAGGAAATGTGAACGACATGGATGGCCGTGTCAGTGATTTTGAAATAATCACTGTGGATATTGTTGCACAACCAAGCGCACCAAACGCATATCCCAAGGCAATTTATGAAGGACTTCAGAATATGAAGTATGGTCATAAAGTGCTTGAGATTGCTAAGGAAGCTCAAGGCAACAAACAAGTACAGAGATTCCTTGCTGAGGAAGTAAAACGCCTCATCAATGAACTCAAATTATAAAGGGGCATTAACATGCTAGACGCTATAAAACCACTGTTAGAAAGCGGTCTTATCAATGAAGACGTTGGTAGAGAATTAAACGAAGCTTGGGAATCTAAATTGAATGAGGCACGCAATCAGGTTCGTGCAGAACTCCATGAAGAGTTCGCGCAACGCTACGAACATGATAGAATGGTTATGGTAGAATCCCTTGATAAAATGATTACAGCACATCTTGCAGATGAAATTGCAGAATTCGCATCTGAAAGAGCAGCAATGAATGAAGATCGCGTAAAGAATCAAATTAAACTACGTGAAAGCGCAACCAAGTTCAATGATTTCATGGTTACTAAGTTAGCAGAAGAAATCCGTGAACTACGCGCTGATCGTAAAATCCAAATGGAAAATCAGAAAAAGCTTGAGCAATTTATTGTTCACGCTTTGGCGCGTGAAATTAAAGAATTTGCAATCGACCGCGAAGCAGTCGTTGAAGCAAAGGTTAAACTCGTTGCAGAAGGTCGCCAACAGATTGAAGCACTCAAAGAAAAGTTCATTTCCGAAAGTGCCAGAAAAGTTAGCAGCATGGTTGGTAATCATCTAAAAGGTGAACTATCACAACTTAAAGAAGACATTAAAATCGCAAGAGAAAACAACTTCGGTCGTAAGATTTTTGAATCATTTGCTGGTGAATTCTCGGTAACTTATCTCAATGATAAAGCCGAAACTCGCAAAGTATTAAAAACACTTGCAGAAAAAGACCGTCAGTTAGCTGAAGCCAAGGCACAAATTGAAAAAGCCAACAAATTGGTAGAAAGCAAAGATCGTGAAGTTCGAATTATCAAGGAATCAACTCAGCGTCAGAAGACAATGGATGAGCTATTGTCAACTCTCAATGAGCAAAAAGCCGAAGTAATGAGAAGTTTACTAGAAAGTGTTCAGACACCTAAGTTGAAGAACGCGTTCGACAAATATTTACCAGCGGTACTTAATACTGGTGCAGCACCAAAGGTAGCAAAAGCTCCTTTGACTGAATCTGTTATTGTAGAGGCAACTGGTAATAAAACCGCCCAAAGACCAAATGAAATCGACACACAAGAAAAAGACAATGTGATCGATCTCAAACGCCTGGCAGGGCTTTAATTAAGACATATTAGGAGAATATAAACATGTCAAAAGTACTATTAGAAAGCCGTTGGGGCGAAACAAAAGAAGCTCTGCTTGAAGGCTTAAAGGGTAACCGTCGCTCAACAATGGGCGTAATTCTTGAAAATACTAAGAAGCAGTTGCTTGCAGAATCTTCTGCTGGCACTACAACTGCTGGTAATATCGCAACTCTAAACCGCGTTATTCTTCCAGTTATTCGTCGTGTTATGCCAACTGTTATTGCAAACGAACTCGTAGGTGTGCAGCCAATGACCGGTCCAGTCGGTCAGATTCACACACTTCGTGTACGCTACGCTCAGTCATTGACCGACAACTCAGCAGCACAGACTTCAGTCACTGCTGGTGAAGAAGCACTCTCACCATTCAAAATTGCACAGGCATACTCACGTGTTCCTGCATCTGCATCAAGCACCAACTACTACACTGGTGCTGACACAGCTACTCTTGAAGGTGACGGCGGTAAGCAAATCAGCGTACAAATCCTCAGACAAGCTGTTGAAGCAAAGTCCCGTAAGCTACAAGCACGTTGGACCTTTGAAGCTGCTCAGGACGCTCAATCACAGCATGGTATTGACGTTGAAGCAGAAATCATGGCAGCACTTGCACAGGAAATTACTGCTGAAATCGATCAGGAAATCTTGCTTTCATTGGCAACTCTTGCATCAACCGAATATACCTACAATCAGGCAACTGTATCAGGTACTGCTACTTACGTTGGCGACGAACACGCTGCTCTTGCTGTTCTTATCAACCGCGTTGCAAACTTGATTGCACAGCGCACTCGTCGCGGTGCAGGTAACTGGGCTGTTGTTTCACCAGCTTCATTGACTGTTCTTCAGTCAGCAACTACCTCTGCATTTGCACGTACCACAGAAGGTACATTTGAAGCCCCAACAAACACCAAGTTCGTTGGTACTTTGAATGGCGCAATGCGCGTATTCGTCAACTCATATGCTCCTGACACCCAGCCAGTTCTGGTTGGTTATAAGGGTTCATCTGAAACCGACGCAGCAGCATTCTATTGCCCATATATTCCGTTGATGTCATCAGGCGTTGTCCTTGACCCAACAACCTTCGAACCAGTCGTAAGCTTTATGACGAGATATGGCTACATAGAATTGACGAATACTGCAAGTTCGTTTGGGAATGCTGCAGATTACGTTGGAGAAATTTCTGTGGCCAATCTTACGTTCCAATAAGTTATTGAAAAATAACGATTATTTGAATATCGGTTAATGGAAAAGGGGACTTCGGTCCCCTTTTCTTTTTGACAAACTCAATAAAACATGATATAATTTATTGGAATGAGAGATTATGTATAAATAATATTATGTTTAAAAACAACAAATACACCAAGCATTACTATCTATTGATAGAAAAGGCAATTAAGAGAAACTGGAAGAAGGCTGATGGCAGAGAACGCCATCATATAATTCCCAAATCTATTGGCGGAACAGACGACAAGGACAATCTTGTTTATCTGTCATGCAGAGAACATGCACTATGTCACTGGGCGTTAGTGAAGATGACAGAAGGCGACCACCATATAAAAATGTCTTATGCCTTTAATGGCATGAATGCCGAAAACGCAATGCATCAACGTTACCATTCACGAATAATAACCCGAGCATATGAAAATCATAGAATAAAACACGCAAAAACACATAGTGCAGTGATGAAAAGTAAAAATCTGGTCCCATGGAATAAAGGACGTAAACTGGAAGGTGATGAACTTGAAAGATCAAGAGAAGCAACACGAAATCGTGTAATAGATGAGGTCAAACGAGCAGAAGGGCAGGTAAAGCGTGTTGCAAAGGTGACAGGACAAAAAAGAACACAAGAAACGTGTGATATCATATCACAGGCACTTAAAGGTAAATCAAAGGGTCCTATGAGCGAAGAAGAAAAGATTAAACGATCAGTAGCCTTGACCGGAAAAACAAAAAAAGCAGGTCATGCTGATAATGTTCGCCTTGCTAATATAGGTAACGTATCCATCAACAAAGATGGCATTGAGAAAAAAGTCAAGCGCGATGTCCTTGATCAATGGCTGTCACAGGGATGGGTATTGGGTGGAAGAAAAAGAAAATGAACGAAGAAGCGCCAATCAACGAATATAAAAAGGAACCACAGATGCTCACTAAAGAGTTCTGTGAAGAATTGGTGCGGAGAGGAAAAGAAAATATAGCAAAATCTACACAAGCACTTAAGGAAC